CTTTAATCCAATGAGGGGGTATGAACAATACTTACATGCAAAACGACATCCACGACCTAATTCAATATTTAACATTTCATTAGGTTTGATAAAGTCTCTATCCTCATAAGATATCGCAGCATCTCGTTTAGGGTAACATGCATAATCATCATATCCATCAATAATCTCTAATCCAGTCTCAGATTTTTTTACTATAGGTTTTTCTTTCCCTGCTGTCAAATGACCTAAAAGTGCGTCCATCGCATATTCACCGTTTCCAGCGATATAATAATCTACGCCAGGCAAACAGGTAATACAATATGATTTTACTCCACCCGCAACAAATTTTACCCACGGCCATTTCTTTCGAATATATTCCATGAGTCTTACAAACTGTGAGGCAGAATCTCTATCTAATTGGAAGATGACACTGACGCCAATGAATACAGTATCTTTTGTTATTCTTTTATCCACATATTCACGAAGTTCTTCATCAGAAAAATGATACATGTAATCAAGACATTCTATATCCCACCCTTGTTTTCTTAGATATGTCGCGACTCTATGTGCGCCAAATGCTCGATAAAAATCGGGGATAGATTGTATCCCTGCGTATGCATTTCCAAATTTACTACTTGTCCTGTCTGCTGTTCTTTCTTTTTTGCTTTTTTGGAACATGCTTTTCATCATGCCAACTCGAAAGCCGCCAAACATCAATCCATGCATTACTTTAAGTCCACTTTGTAAATCTTATGGGGAAACTGTTCTTTGGTATATATCTTGATTCTTTCTGCGCTGTGTCGTAGGGTAAAGTTCTTGTGTGACCTGATATGCATGTCATCCGCAATGTCGTAGAGTTGTGTGACCGACCCATCATCTGACTGACGCAAACCCCGTCCTATCGATTGCAGAACTTTAACTTGAGACTTACTAGGACTAGCAAAGACAATGTTATGCAGATTCCTAATGTTGATGCCTGTGCTAAAAGTGCCGAGTGATGCAACGATGATAGCATTTTTCTGTTTCTCCACGATACCACGAATCTGTTCGCGGTCAGTTGCGTCCACCTCACCCGACACATAGAAAATCTTACGACCTTCCTCTGCCTTATCTCTCATCATGTCAAAGAGAACCTTACCATGTTTCTCTACGAACTGAAAGAGAACCAGAGTGTTACCCTTCTGGTCAAGTGCGAGATTGGTGATGAGTTTATTACGTTTCTCGTTCTGAACGATATAGTCAATCTCTTCCTGATAGGTTGCGTCCTTCAACATATGACATACATCATTATGATATCGCAACAACAGGACAGATATATTTAGTTTCGCAAGTGTTCCCTTCTCTTGCAAATCCCGTGTCATAGTGACACGTTTAGTTGGCCCGAACAGACCCTCTAATACCAGTTTATTAGTTTCAGTGCCATCGAGCGTGCCAGTGGTGCCGAAACGGTATTCTGCGTTGAGACATTTGTTCATGATACCTGACAGGGATTTTGCCTTGAACAAATGCACCTCGTCTCCAAATACGCAACCGAAGTTTTCAAACCATTCCTTTGGAAATTTATAGATAGATTGCCATGTGGAGATGACGATTTGTTTGTCAGTCGTCTTATCCTTACCAGAATAAATCTTATGACATAGGTCAGGGTCAAACCCATATTCTTCAAAGTCCTTATGCATCTGTTCGACCAGACTTGTTGTGGGAACAACAATGAGAACTTGTTTATCATAGTTATCGATATACCACCGCAACAGATTATAGATGATAAATGACTTACCCGAACCTGTGGGTGACAGAAGAATCGCCCGTTTTTTCTCGATACTGTGGGTAACTGCATCATACTGATAGTCGCGTAGTTCAAAAGGTAGACCTAGTTCACTCTGAAACTTGATGAGATTCTGGTGTTGAACGTGATTAGTTTTTGCGGGATGACCGTATGAGGTCTCCTGTAGTTGGAGAGGATACATACGGTCAGAACAGAACTTCTTCAAGTGGTCGTATAGACCAACATTCAGTTCGCGAGTGACCTGATTGAATAGTTTGATTTTACCGTCCCACTTGCGCGACTTATACATCGGCATAAACTTATAGCCTGGAACGTAGAAAGAAAAGTAGTCGCGCAGTTCTGGGAGTTGGTGTGCTTCACAGTCAACCAACATCATAGAATGGTCTTTGAGACCGACTGTGATAGTATTAGGTAAACTCACAACTTGAACAGGATGAGGATAAGTAGGATGTTAGTCAAAAATATTTCAACCGCAAGGATGGTGTGATACCATACCCAACGTGACTGATATACCTTATTTACTTTGAAGGTTTCTCTAACTTCATCAAACCATTTCATTTTATGCTCCCGCTTCGAATTGCCTCCAGCGTATCATGTTACCGATTGTCTGGTGTCGCCAGTTCAGGTTACTAACTATTTCTTCGAGTGTATCTATAATCGTTTTAAGATACTGAATTTTCATTTCAGAGTCTTGGATATCTTTATCAGAGTCATAGTAATATTCTTTGAAGTTCTTGGTGGTTGCATTTAGACCATCATACGGGTCATACTCCCATCCACGGGATTCGATATCTTCTTGAGACATCTTACCTTCATAGTAGAGATATTTATCTTTGAGGAGAGTCTTCTGGTCAAACTCTGCCTTCTTGAGACGTAGTTTGGTCAGAGATAGGTATTCGAGATACTTCGAATGTAACGCAGGGGTCACACGCGAGGTCTCGTCTAGTTGATGTTTTGCGATTACGGAGTCTTCTTTCCACTCCGCAAGGATACTTTCTAAATCAATCATAATGTATTATACCAAAGTTTATATAAAAAGTCAAACTATTTCGAATTGTGCAAACCTAAATGATGCGTCAAATGTCAAGATACTAGTTGCGCCTGTTGTTGACTGGAAGTCGATTGTTCCTAGTGATGTGGGGACACAATCCTTATATCTTATTTTCTTGGTTGTATTGTTGTGACTGGATAGAACCGACAACGTGATATCAGCATATGTAGGGGCTTTGGTCATCGTCTCACCCGCAGACACTTGACCATCATTGGTGATACGAATCATCCAGTCATACATCTCTCTGTATGAAGTCATATCCTCATCGAGAATAATCTGGAATGAGACTTCAGAGAAAGTTATCTTGTCTCCCGCAAGAGGGACAGATGTAATACGGCGACTAGGTAATTCTACAGGAGATAATGTCGCGCCTGGATGATTGACTGACTGACAAAAATATTCCAAGTTTGGATAACGTGTTCTATTTATGATAACACGGAAACCTGTTGGTTGGAGATAATTCAGATTCGTTGTCAGTGTTTCATCTGATATCTGAACAGTTGATGTTACTGGCATAGTTACCCCTTATAATATACTTCTATTTATAAGAGTTTTGCGTTACATGTTCTGTAGTTTATTAAGAGTTAGATATTCAAAAGTGATGCCTTGAAGTGCAACCTGTTCTTTGATTACCTGACAACGTTTCTCCAGATACTCGATTTTTTTCAATGTTGATTTACCACCATCTTTGTTATAGTCATATACCAACCAGAAATTCTTACCATAACAACCGCATATCAAGTTCATGAAAACGTGAGAGAGTTTATCAAAGTGCGACTCTGCATTCCCCAATTGTTTGCACTCAATATGAACAAGGTTATCTTTATGTATCAACTCAAAATCACCTTCACGGGGTAATCCAAAATGACAGTTGAATTTTGGTTTTGTGGTGATACCTCGAACATTACTATTTGATTTCAAGACATCTTCTGTGATATCTTCAAATAGTTTACCTGAATGTGTTGCAGATTCCCCAGCATGAGGTCTCCAATCCATCACAACATCTTCACCCCAAAGAGAGTTTTGAACCTTTACTTGGTCACCGTATTTTTCAATCAATTTAGTATTCATCGTATAATATCAATCTCGTCTGCGTTCACATTCCATGACTCTACAACAGTTCGCAGACGATTATCCTGTTTTAGAGTTTCATATCGATTAGATGCCTTGTTGCGCCACCACTCTGTCACACCCTCAAGACTGAAACGGTCATAGTTTTCTTTCTTGACCAGTGTGTCAGTCTCAAGGTTGAGATACTGTTGCACATTGTCATACCCATAGGTTGAGTAGTAAGAACGTTTCCGTTCTGTTAATCCCTTCGCATCAATGAAGGTCTGACAGAACTTCTTATACGCAGACTCATCAAACTCTTTCAGTGAGTTCTTGATAATCGCGACCATCTTGGTCTGTGTCTTCAGTTTACGAGATGAGGCGTCTGAAGGAACAAGAGGGACACCATCATTCTTCTTGATGAACCAATCACTCAAACTGCGATAGTTATCATCATTAATTAGAGGTGCGAAGTTAGAGTCTGTCAGACCATTGTGTCTCAAGAATGGTTTCATACCATCGTATTGAGACGCAGACTTGGTTGACCCATATAGGGATGTAGTCTCAAACATACAGATGTTCGCATCGTATTTCTCATTGAGACGTTTCCGTGACATATGGGAGCAACAGATAGCGGCAAGTAACTTACCACCAAGATAGTTGAAACCAAACGGTTGGGTCGGAACAATATTGAACCCCATGATGCACGAGTCATTGAAACGTTTCATCACATCGGGGTTGAGTGTTTCCAGTGGTTTACCTAACCATTCATTGCGTGGTTTGGAGTTGATAGTCGGTGACCCGAAACGAATCATACCAACGACCAGACCAGTATTCTTTTCTTTCACAATAAAGTTTAGTTGTTTGCCTGGGATTGATGACTCGACTGGTGCGGATGTGGTAATCTCCATATACTGCATGAACTCATTGAGTTTGGGTTCATAGATAGTGAACTCCATATCACGAGGGTGGATATCAAACTTGTTGAAGATGTCTTCTTCTGGCCCCATGCCAGGCAGAGAGTTGAAAGCAGTTCTTTCCATGCGTTCCAGTTTGATTGTTCGCATGTAATCGTCAATACGGTCAAAGTTCGCAAAGAACTTCGTAAAAACATTCGCAGCGTATAGTGCGTCTTCCTTATTCAAAATCATATTTGTGCCTCATCGTATAATAACATTATACTCTATATAGCATCGATTGTCAAGGAAAAATTGGAGCGGACGGAGAGAATCGAACTCCCATCAGTAGGTTGGTAACCTACGGCATTACCATTATGCTACATCCGCACAACTTATATATACAATTTAATGCAAGACTTTTTCGGCATTCTGCGCTAACTTAGCAGCGACTTCCAACCAATATTCTTTCGCCCAATCAGACTGAGCGTTCTCGTATGCCTTCATGGCATTACAGAGGAGACGGGTATAATCAGGCATTGAACTTCTTATCCGTTTTAAGTTGAGCCGCAGTAATTTTGTGTTTCACAACTTGGAAAGTCTTATCTC